CGCTATCCGCTGTTAATCCCTGTACCGTTTAAGCCTGACTCACAGCGGCCGTTTGGTCATTCCCGTATTTCCCGTTCCTGTATGTACTATCAGAATGTTGCGGAGCGCACCATGGAACGTGCTGAAGTGAGCGCAGAGTTTTACAGCTTTCCGCAGAAATACGTCACGGGGTTAGACCCGGATGCAGACCCACTTGACAGTTGGAAGGCATCAATGTCAGCAATGTTGCGGTTTGATAAAGATGAAGCAGGCGACAAACCAAGCGTAGGCCAGTTTCAGCAACAGAGTATGTCACCATACACCGAGCAATTAAGAATGGCGGCGGCTATGTTCAGCGGTGAAACAGGGCTGACGCTTGATGATTTGGGATTTGTCACAGATAACCCGTCTTCTGCCGAAGCAATCAAAGCCGCACACGAAACATTGCGGCAGATTGTGCGCAAGGCACAGCATACATATGGCGTTGCGTTTGCTAATACTGGCTATATTGCCGCCAGTGTCAGAGACAATAACGCATATTCCCGTTCCCTTGTTTCTGATCTAAAGCCAATGTGGCAACCTGCCTTTGAACCTGATGCGGCAATGCTGTCTGCCATCGGTGATGGTGCAATAAAGATTAATCAAGCCGTTCCGAATTACTTTGACAAGGCGACATTGAGAGCGCTGACGGGCATTGAAACAACCGATGACCCGGTAAGCGTTGAAGAAATTGAAGTATGACCGAATTTAGCACAAGACTTCTTGCGAATATCCAAACGACATACGCAAGGAAGCTTGCAAGGGATAAGAAATTAAAACGGCTTGCAAAACAGATAGCAAACAGCGGCGATTATAACATTGCAAATGATTACGCCGTCCGGGCAGGTGAAATTCTTTCTGAATCAATACAGGAAAACACGGTAAACCTGCCATACATGACACGGCAAACCGCCGAAGAAGTGTTAACGCCCATGCTGACGGCTGATTATGAGTTAATAACGGATGCAACAAACACCGTGCAAGAAAATATGAATGCGGCGGCAGGTATTGGGCTTGGTGTGCAAACACCTGCCCTTGATACCAACCGCATTGCAGGGCTTATTAATAAAGTGGCATCATATAGCACCATGGATGAAGCACGTTGGGTGCTTGGCGAACCGCTGATAAATTACAGCCAAGCGATTGTTGACCAGTCTATCAGAGATAATGCCAGGGTGGGAAGCAAGGCAGGCGGTGACCCTGTTATTATTAGGGAAACCGAAGGCATGGAAACACGGCAAATAAAGCGTGGCAAACATGTCAGAACATACACAGTGCCTTGCAAATGGTGTGATGCGTTAGCCGGGCGTTATGATTATTATGAAGTAAGCGACACGGGCAACGATGTGTTCAGACGGCATGAAAACTGCCGATGCCATGTTACATACGTTTACGGCAACAAGCGACAGAACGTATGGGGGCCAAAGAAGGAATGGACAGAAGAACAGGCACAGAAGCAAATCATCGCTGTTGATAAAGCACTAGAACGGCAGAACGGTGCATATTATCCATCAGAAATGGCAGGGGTTGAGCAAGGCAAGCCAATGACCATTGAAGAAGCTGACAGTGGCAATGTTAACCCACGCTTCAATGAATCATGGGGCTACAGAAACAATTGTCAATCATGCGTTGTAACTTATGAAGCACGTTTGCGTGGCTATGATGTTGAAGTGTTACCGTATAAAGATGGCACAACGCTTGCAAGGCTGTCACGCAATACAGAATTGGCATGGCGCAATGCTGACGGCACACCTGCACAATTCTTGATTGGTGGGCGTGAACAGTGGAAAGAAATGATGCGCACCAAGCAATTCTTTACACCGAAAACCTTTGAGGAAACATTGCACAACACATTGAAGCCGGGTGAACGGTACAATTTAAGCTTTGCATGGCGTGGGCGTGGCAACAGCGGCCATATTGTTACAATGGATATTTCCGAAGATAACGTATTGCATATATACGATCCGCAATCAAATGAAAACTATTACGGCAAACAGGTGACGACATACCTAAAAGCTTTGAAATATAAGCGCACAGTATATGGCGACACATGGCCGAGTAGCATAAACGTCATGCGAGTTGATGACAAGTTATTTGATTTGGATATATGTGACAATATTATGAAGGCAAAATGATGACAGAAAGAATAAAGGAATTTGCGGCAGAAAACGGATATACAAAGATTGAAAAGGCAGAACCATGGCACGGCTATGATGTATATGTGCCTGTTTATGATGAACTGTCATACGTTGGGTTGCCTTTTGTTATTTTGGTGCGTGGTGAAGAAATACGCCTGTCAACGCCTGAAGAAGCGTTGGAGTGGGTAAGAACACAGCCTGAATGAATGAACGGATAGGCAACCAAACACCCACGCAGGCTGTTGTATGTCCGTATGAAGTTTCAAAGGGCGCTGATGCTGTTGCGATCTATGAGGAAAGCGGCAGGCATGCCCAAGAGTGGCAAAAACTGCTAATAACAAACATCATGGCCGATAATGAAGACGGGTTATGGACTCATCAAAGATACGGCTATGAAGTGCCAAGGCAGAACGGCAAAGGTGAAGTGCTTACCATGCGTGAACTTTGGGGCTTGCGCAACGGTGAAAACATATGCCATACAGCGCATAAAACAAGCACGTCACACGCCGCATTTGTACGCCTTATAAAGCTTCTTTCTGATTCCGGGTATGTAGAGTTAGGCAGAAAGAAAAAAGGCCGCATTGACCCTGCTAAAAGCTACAAAGCGACAAAGCAATACGGCCTTGAACAAATCTTTCTGACTGGCGGTGGTCAGATAGTATTCAGAACACGAACGGAAGCAGGCGGCATTGGTGAATCGTTTGACCTGCTTGTAATTGATGAAGCACAAGAGTATACAAGCGCACAGCAAAGTGCGCTTATTTACACTATAGCGGCTTCTCATAATCCGCAAACCGTGTTTTGTGGCACGCCGCCAACAGTCACATCAAAAGGTGATGTGTTTGTATCTTACCGAAACAAAGTGCTTTCAGGAAACGCTATTGATGCAGGTTGGTCAGAATGGTCAGTGTACCAAAAGCCTGATAACATCATGGACGTTGAATTATGGTATGAAACAAACCCATCGTTAGGTATCGTATTGCGTGAGCGCACAATACGATCAGAAGACGTTAGCAATGACCTTGATTTTACCATTCAGCGGTTAGGTTATTGGCATTCATACGAATTGAAAAGCGAAATAACGCAAGCTGAATGGCAATTGCTGAAGGTGAAACGCCTGCCAGTGCTGAAAGGCAAGATGTTTGCCGGGGTGAAGTTTGGCGCAGATGGCGTTAATGCTTCTTTATCAATCGGCATCAAGACTGCTGAAGGCAAAGTGTTTTTGGAAACAATCGGATGCAAGCCGCAGGCTAAAGGCTTTGACTGGCTTGTTTCTTTTATTTCTAACGCCGATATTTATGCAGTGGCGATAGATGGAAAGGGCAAGGCTGAATTGCTGTCAGATGCCCTAAAAACAGCCCATACGAAAGCCAAGATATTAATACCGCCATACGGCGACATTATCACGGCATTTGCAGGTTTTCGGCAGGCGATAGATACCGAGGAAATACAGCACGCAGGGCAACCTGCTGTTGTACAGGCAATAAGCAATTGCGAAAAACGCATGATTGGCACCAATGGTGCTTTTGGTTACAGAAGCATCAAAAAAGATGTTGACGTGTCAATTGTTGAATCAATGGCAATTGCATATTGGCTTTGCGCCAGTACGAAAGAAAAGCGCAAACAAAAAATAGGTTATTAAGGCACTACGGTGCCTTTTTTAACATTTACGCTTACACAGCGGTAACAGTGGGAGGAAAAAATGGCTGAGTTTAAAGCAATCAACACACAGGAAGAATTTGACGAACGTATCAAAGAACGCATTGAAAGGGCTGAAAAGAAAGCCGCCGATGCGTTTAAAGGGTGGGCTTCACCTGACGACATTAAAGCCCTTGAAGAAAAGCACAAAGACGACATTGCAAAAATCAATGCCGCCCATGCTGAAGAACTGAAGAAATATGCAGGCTATGACGAAAAGTTTGCCGCATACGAATCAGAAATTAAAGGGCTGAAAACGTCAGCATTGAAAACCAAGATTGCAAACGAAAAGAAACTGCCCATGGATGCGGTTGAATTCTTGCAGGGTGAAGATGAAAAAACGATCAGCGAAAGCGCCGACAAGCTTTCAAAGCTTGCAACGCCGCACAGTGTCGGCATGGTACGCAACACAGAACAGGCGGCAGGCAATAAGAAAGATGAAGCGTTCAAAAAGATGCTTGCCCAGTTGGGCTAATAAGGAGAAAAGAAAAAATGGCAGATGTTGTATTAATGGGTAATAAGATTCCCACCGAACTTGTTGAAGAAATGTTCAATTCCGTGCGTGGTACATCCGCACTGGCACGCCTTGCACAGGAGCGGCCGCTTCCGTTTGTTGGCACTACAGAAATGGTGTTCAGCCTTGATAAGGAAGCTTCTGTTGTCGGCGAAAACGGCACCAAGGTTCATGGCGGTGCTGATATTCAGCCTGTAACAATTCGCCCTGTCAAATTTGAATACGGCGCAAGATTTTCAAAGGAAATGTGGAAGGCAGGCGAAGAAAAGCGCCTTGAAATTCTCCGCACATTCGTTGAAGGTGCCGCAAGAAAGTTTGCCCGTGGCCTTGATATTGCCGCCCTGCATGGTTTAAATCCGTATGACCTGACTGCTTCTGCTGTCATTGGTAACAACAACTTTGAAGCAAAAGTAACAAACGCTGTTACATACGCCGCCGCTTCTGCTGATGCAAACATCAATGCGGCTGTTGCTATGGTTGAAGGCGCAGGCACACTGGTTGACGGTGCGGCAATGTCTACAACCATGAAAGGCGCTATTTCTGCACTGTCTGCAAACGGCGCACCGAAATACCCGGATTTTGCATGGGGTTCCGCACCTGAAGCGCTTGGCGATATGCGCCTTGCAGTAAATCCGACCGTATCTATGGCCGCAACTGGCGCAACACACACACTGCATGCCCTTGTTGGTGACTTCTCTGCATTCCGTTGGGGCTATGCTGACGACATTGAATATGAAGTTATTCAGTATGGTGACCCGGACAACAGCGGTGTTGACCTTGCAGGCAAAAATCAGATTTACCTGCGTGCAGAAGCATATATCGGATGGGGAATCCTGGCACCGTCCTTCTTTGCCAAGGTACAGGCTTGAAACAGTATCGCAACACCAAAACAGGCGTTGTAATTATTGTTGATTCGGAAATTGCAGGGGATTGGGAATTAATCCCATCCCCTGTTTCTTCTGAAGAAAAGGCAAAGACAGAAGAAAAGCCGAAGAAGACAACAAGAAAAAAGAAATGAGGTGTGCACATGGCAGAACCATTTGCAACCATTGACGATATAACAATACTTTGGCGTGCTTTGAGCGCAGATGAACAGGCAAGGGCAACAGCTTTGTTGCCTATCATTTCGGATGAATTGCGCATACAAGCACAGATGGCCGGGCGTGACCTTGATGCGATGATAGCGGCAAACACTGCATTGGCATCAGTAGCAAAAGAAGTGACTGTATCAGCCATCAGCCGTATTTTGCGGCAAAACACTAGTTCAGAACCGATGACACAGGAAAGTCAGACAGGCCTTGGCTATTCTTGGAGCGGCACCTATGCAATACCGGGCGGCGGCATCGGAAATGCAATCTTTCCTTCTGATTTAAAGCGGTTAGGGCTTAAACGTCAGAGAATTGGAATTATAGATTTTTATGATCCAAGGAATGACAATTCTTTTGTGGAATAAAACAAAGGTAGATGATGACCCGTTTGGGGAACCAGTCTATGCGTTTACCAGTGAAGAAGTTGCCAACGTGTTAGTTGGACAGCCGACAGCGCAAGAAAGGCTTGATGAATACAACCTTTCAGGCAAGATGATTGAATACACGTTAGGCATTCCCAAAGGCGATACGCATGACTGGAATGACCAAATTGTTGAATTCTTTGGGGAGAAATTCAAAACATTTGGCATACCTGAACAGGGCATAGAAGCAAACATACCTTTGCAATGGCACAAAAAGGTGAAGTGTGAACGCTATGAGTAAAGTATATGTGCGTCTGAACAAAGACGGCGTAAGGGCGCTATTGAAAGGTGATGCAATGCAAAGCATTCTGACCGAGCATTGCAACAATTCAATGGCACGGCTTGGCGATGGTTATGAATTCAACGTGCGTGTTGGTGAAAAAAGATGTTATGCAAATCTTTTTGCTGTAACATACGCCGCCGCCGTTGAAAACGAAGAAAACAACACATTATTGGCGGCAATTCGTGGTTGAGTTAATAACTTTAAATTATCTTAAAGAACAATTGACCGTTCCTGTTTACATGATGGAACCGACAAACAAGAACCCGGAAGGCAACACGTTTGTTGTAATTCAGAAAACAGGGTCATCAGTTGAAAACCACATTTACACGTCAACCATTGCCATACAGTCATATGCGCCGACACTTTACGAAGCCGCCGTTCTTAACGAAGAAGTGAAAGAAGCAATGAAGAATATTATTGATCTAGATGAAATAACCAAAGTATTGTTAAATTCCGATTACGCATTTATCAAGACGAGCACTAAACAGCCAAGGTATCAGGCTGTTTTTGATTTGACGCATTACGGGGGTTAAATAAATGGCGAATACAGCGACAAACGTAACAGTTGGCAAACCTGCCGTAGGCGGCGCAATTTGGCGTGCGCCGCTTGGCACTACACTGCCGACAGATTCCACAACTGCCCTTGATAACGCTTTTAAATGCTTGGGGTACTGTTCTGAAGATGGTGTAACACATACCGTCAGCAGAGATTCTGAAAGCATTAAGGCGTGGGGCGGCGATACAGTATTAAGAACATCAACAGATTATGAAGATACATGGCAGTTCACGTTAATTGAAGCCATGAACATTGACGTTCTGAAAACTGTATACGGTGACGCTAACGTCACAGGCACGCTTACAAGCGGCATCAGCATCACGGCAAATTCACAGCCACAGGATGCGGCATGCTATGTCATTGACATGGTTTATAACAACAGCCATGCGCACCGGGTAGTTATTCCCACAGCGTATGTGTCTGAAGTTGGTGACGTAACATTTGCTGACGGTGAAGCCGTTGGCTATGAAACAACATTAGCGTGCGCACCTGACACCAATGGCAACACACATTACGAATATATCAAGTGAAAGGGGATAACATGAAAGGTATTACGGAAAGCGGTTTTGAATATGATGTTGATGTTGAAAAATTCCAAGATGATTGGGAATTTATTGACCAGTTGTCAGGCATTTCTGATGGCAATTTGCTGATGGCACCGAAGTTTGCCGAAACGGTATTAGGTGCCGAGCAGAAAGCCGCACTGGCTGAACACTGCCGCCATGATGGCAAAGTTTCTTTGCGTCAGATGGTTTCGGAAGTGTTTGAAATTGTCGGTGCATCAACCAACGGAAAAAACTAATTGCCCTTGTCCATATGTGGCGGCTTGATCGTGATGCCTTATTATGTGACCTTGCTGAAACTTATAATATTTACGATGTAAAAGCCGTGCCAGTTTCCACACTAGCACGGCTTTCTTGTGGATTAAGGGAAAATAGCCGCATAAAGCTGAAAATGAGCGGCGCTAAATTGCCGTTTGAAACAATGGTAATGATTGGCATTCTTGATGAATTACGGTGGCTGAAATGGGCAAAAACCAAGGATGCACAGAAGAACAGGAAACAGCCAAAATCATTGCTGAATCAGATATTGAATGAAGACAAAGTAACATCGTTTGCAACTGCTGAAGAATTTGAAAAGCGGTTAAAAGCGATTCAAGGGGGTAACAAATGACGGAAATTGGCAAAGCGTATGTGCAAATAGTGCCGTCAGCCCGTGGCCTTGCAAGCGCCGTTAATAAAGAAGTGGGCGGAGATGTAGAAAAAGCAGGGCAGACAGCAGGCAATAATTTTATGAAGCAGTTTTCGTCAGTGGCTAAAAAAGTATTTGTAGCCGCAGGCGTTGGCAAGTTTATTGCTGATTCACTTTCAGCCGGGGCTGACCTTCAGCAATCTTTCGGCGGCATTGAAACTTTATATGGTGATGCCGCTGACCAAGCAAAGCAGTTTGCACAGGAAGCCGCCGCCGCAGGTATATCAGCAAACACATATGCTGAACAGGCTGTAAGCTTTGGGGCGGCGCTCAAACAGTCGTTTGGCGGTGACACACTGGCGGCCGCAGAAGCCGCAAACACAGCCATTATGGACATGGCTGACAACAGCGCAAAATTTGGCACGGATATTGAAGCTATACAGACGGCATACCAAGGTTTTGCAAAGCAGAATTACACCATGCTTGATAACTTAAAACTTGGTTATGGCGGAACGAAATCCGAAATGGAGCGCCTGTTAAAAGATGCGCAGGCACTGACAGGCGTTGAATACAACATTGACAACCTTGGTGATGTTTATGAAGCAATACACGTCATTCAGGATGAATTAGGCGTTGCAGGTGTTGCGGCCGATGAAGCAAAAACAACCTTCACAGGTTCAATGCAGGCCATGAAGGCATCAGCGGAAAACCTGATGGCTAACCTTGCATTAGGTGAAGACATTTCACAGCCTTTGCAGATGCTTACAGAATCAATATCAGCATTTTTGTTTAATAACCTTTTGCCCATGGTTGGCAACATCCTTGCCCAGGTGCCGCAACTGATTGTTGGCGCAATATCTAACGTAGGCCAGTTTGCTGATGAATTGGTGTTCAGCGGCGTTGATTTGGTCACGCAGTTAGTAACGGGTATCATAACAAGCATTCCGCAAATCATAACAGCCGCAGGGCAGTTGGCTTCAAATCTTTGGAACGCAATAACATCTGTTGACTGGCTTGGCGTTGGCACGCAAATCATGAACAGTTTCAACGGCGGTGTTGCGCTAGATATTCCGCAGATAGTTGCAACAGGTTCACAGATGATTGCAAGCTTTATTGCAAACATTGCAAGCCATCTGCCTGAATTCTTGCAGAAAGGCATGGAAATCATTGGCCAGTTAGTTGCAGGCTTGATTGGTGCTATTCCTGATATTGTTGGCGCAATTCCGGGCATTGTTAGTGCCGCCGCTGAAGGCTTCACGGGCTTTGATTGGGGCGGCATCGGTTCGCAGATTGTCAACGGTGTTGTAAGCGGCATTAAAGCCATGGGCAGTGCCATTGCAGATGCGCTGATGGGCTTGGCAAAATCGGCATGGGATGGATTAAAAGACTTTTTCGGCATTGCTTCACCATCAACCTTGATGCGTGATACGATTGGCCAGTATATTCCTTTGGGCGTTGCTGAAGGTATCAACGAAACATCAAAATACGTTACAAAGGCAATGGATAATATGGCAATGGATGCTATGGCGGTGAATATTTCACCAACTACAGGC